ACCGAACAGTCGCTTCATAAGTCGTACCACCTTCTTCTCTATGGGCCTAATGTACGGTCCCAGAGCAGCATTGTAGACGTATCCACGTGGCTGTATTACTCTAGGAACCGGATCAGGTTTACTTGTGAGATCCAGTTTTTCTCCTTTTACGAACGTCCCGACGTAAGAGTCAGATTTCTGAATGCCTCTAGCACGGAGCACCCCAAGTGCAGTTTCATACCTCTGTCGTTGGCGCCCTCCATAAGGAGCGAGGAATTCCTCGTCACTTATCCTGGGGACCTCTTCCGCCATAAGTCTTAACCTACCCTTGAGTTTCTTCAATCTGTCACTGAAAGCCCCTTTAAGAGGGAGTGGAGTTCTAACATATTCATCATCAACTTTGACCATGAACACTCGCTCCACAACCCCCCGGGTCAGGGTTTCAATATCTGCGTTATGCAACCCATACGCCCTTCCAGTACCTAAATCGGCTACACTATAGTATTTCCGATCAGGGCACACCCCATCCAACACATGCTTAACCAGTTTTTCCCCTTTCCGTGTCTCTACTTCCACGTTAGTTGGTGAAGAAAAACCATGGTACAGACTGGGGCCACATCAATTGGAAAACTCTAGCTCAGGCAACACCTCGCCCCTGAACCAGCCTCCCAATCTCTGCCACCACCACCTGTCACCGCATCGCTTTCGGTAGTTACCAGCTCTCACCCTCGCATACCTCGACATGAGAATAGCTCGTGCCTCTAGATCAACCTCGTTTGGGATAAATACCAAGTTTGTGATGGTGTCAATGACACTCGCTCGATCTTTAGCCCTGATTTCAGGGAAGTCTTGGACAGCTCGATACACCCATTGTCTAACTATGATCCTATTTGCATTGGACATAGTCGGTAACCCAAACTTTTCTTTAGCGAGATCATAAATATGTCTCTTAAATTCGGATATCCTAGCAAGATGCGCCGCTTTACTAACCGGAGGGTTGTTTGCACCTCCACCCCCACCTTTTGAGGGATTTTTGCCACCATCCGGGGATGATGCTGGTGGGTTTTTGGCCCCACCGCCACTGCCCCCGGTCGTTGGAGGACTTGAAGTCTTGGGGAGACTCTTCGGCAAGCTATCAACACAACTAGCTTCCGGGACGGATCCAAATTTTTTATCCTGGTATGAATAACCCAGTGTTATCGAGTTAATGCCACGGGCATAACAGTTTCTACCATCCAGGAACACATTAGGCTCCCACGTGTCGAACAAATGTTCGCTAGCATGACGCCTCAATACACCGAAGAAGCATTGTTCATCCAATGAACTCCCGATGTCAGTATCATCATCACT